CAGTAAGGAGATGCAAACCGCTAACCCCGAAAACGCTGCTAAACAAACGACAAAGACGGAAGAGAACCTCGCCGGTTTAACAGGACGGGAGCCTGTGACTCTGAAGTCGGAAGATTATGCAAGTCTTCCACCCACCTCGGTGGCTACATTATTGCATGACGACTCATCGGAGTGTTTGGAATGTAACAACATTGTTTCAGCACCTTATGGATTTAGGAATTTGATTGAAGATGATATATTCACGTTTCCAAAAGAAGTGCGAGATGATTTGCGATATTTCAGGAGTTTCGCTTCATCCAAGGAGATGAAGGTGCCAGAGAACTGTAGGCACGCTAATGAGGCGTGGTCAACATTGGCATTGTGGCAAATGGCTACGGAGATTGATGACAATGTTATACCACATGAGGACGGACAAGTTAGTTGTCGGATTTTGTATGAGCTGAGGACTCTTCGTGATGAATTGCACTCAGTTGCTGCATGTGGAGAATGTATGGACGTGCGACGTTACATATCTTTTCTAGTCCGCAACCAACAGAGCTTTTATGACGTACCGCTTGGAACTGACGACGACATGTTTTCACCCAACCCTGATCCTGTTTTGCGAAGAGGATTGTTGTTGAGAAAATATGGGATTTCGAACATGGTAAGAAGACGCTTATTGCGGGTTTTAGTTAAGGTGCGACCTTTGACACTTTCTCCACAACTAATGACAAATCGTGAAAGAAAGGCTATGATCTGCAAAGTGAGGAACAACATGTTCATAATGGACATACTGAAGTTACGTGATGGTGATCTTGGAATAAGTGATGGATTTCTTGCAGAGGTTTACGCACTTAGGAAATGGGTTGCAATCAACGGAAGCTTTGGTGAACAGGACCGGATAATGGATTTGATAAACCGTAATGGTGGGTTGAAATTCTGGAGAGATGGACAAGGATTGATGGAGGCCCAAGGGGGCGAGACTTCACTCATGAATTGGCTGGTTGAGTTCTTGAAGGGCTTATTCAGTGCATCTCGAAAGACTTACTCGGCGATAACTAAGGTAATCAAGGAAATCGTTGGTAAGTGCGTTGGAATGATTGAAGCGATGGTAGGATTAGTCACTGATAAGTTTGGACAGTTCTTCAACTCTATGAAGGACAAACTCACGCATTGGATGACAGAAATCTTGATACCGGAAGTGAATATTGTGGCGAATAAGATTGAGGCATATGTGTCGAAGTTTGCGCTGTGCGCTGTTTTTGTGAGTTTACTCGCATTTATGGCGGGCGGAGTGATCGCGACAGGATTTGCGTATTCGGCAATTTGTTTGCTTTCGCGTGGAAAAGGAGGATCGGTTGCGCTTGAAGCTCAATCAGGTAACGGACAGGAAACACCCATTGGACTGCTTATGGCTTTTGTTGTTGGAGTAATCGGAGTACGGGGGCGCGATTCGAAGAAAATTCGAGAGACTTGTCTCACGTTGACAGCCTTGTGGGCTGGAGGAAATGTGATGTCAAATACTGCGACGGCCTCGTTTGCGTTATTACCAATTACGGTACAGAAGGCATTGGCGAGTATTTTTGCTACGCAATCATACAAGGCACGGCTTGAAGCCGACGAGTGGAGAGCAAAGACACAGGGTTTGTTGAACGCATCAAGGTTGCCCACGGTAGTAAGTACTACGGAATATCGAGAAGCTGTTGAGCAAAGCCTCCGTGATGGATCAGTGTTTTTGTATGACGGACGACTGGACACTTCTGCGAGGATGTTGTTGATCAACTCGTTTCAGAAGCTGAATAACCTGAACTCGATACTGAACCAACAGAAGTATACTGGAGCTACGCGTAAGCTACCCTTCGGGATACATTTTGCTGGAGAAGGAGGAATTGGTAAGTCTTTAGTGGCAGTAAAGTTTATCGAGGAGGCCTTTGGATTTTTGGACACGGATATTTATCAGAGAAGTAATGTCGACGATTACTGGAGTGGATATTTTGGGCAGAAGGTTGTTATGTACGACGAGTTTCTGGTATGCTCAACAGATGATGCTCTAGGGAAACAGGCGGCAGAGTACTTGACGTTAGTATCAGTGAACAGATTTGCACCACCAATGGCGTCGATTGATTCACCCACAGTGGGAATCAAGGGAACAACGGCAGCGCCAGACTTAGTAGTTACAGTGAACAATACAGCATACAACCGACCGCCTCAAGTAAATCCAGATTCATTTAGGAGAAGAAGGAAGTTTGTGATTAAGATGGCTGCAAGTGAGGACTATAAGGGAGATAAGAATTTTGTTGATTTGTCGCAATATAAGGATGGAGATATCTTCGACTTCAAATGGGTTAAGTTTGCGTTATTACCTGGGCAGAAGTCTCGCAGTGAGGCTGATGAAGTCTGGTATGACTACAAAACTACGATCCAGATTGTGAGAGAGGCATATAATGAACATCGAGTGATTTGCGATAGACTAGCAAAGGTTCTTGGTGTTGGAAAGGTAGTAGAGAAATCACCGACCGAGATCATTTCAGAGATAATTAGGGACACATATGGGATACCAAAGAAACCTGTAACCTTGGCAAAGGCAGTAATGTCATTAGCGGGGCCAGAAGAGATCGAAATGGTGGCCCAATCAGAAACTAGTGGAAAGACAGAGAGACCAACACACGAACACACGTGTTGTGGAGTTAAGCATGGGAAAATGATTAAGAACTTCATTTGTAAACGTTGTGGAAGAACAACCCAATGCATGTTAATGCCAAGAGTTAGGAATAGTATCACATCAGAGAATTCAGACGTATCATTTGTATCATCAACATCACATACACACACAGAGCAAATGCACTCAAACGACTTTCTTGATGACTTGTCGGAGCCCAAGACCGTAACGGAACGATGCACAGAGTACATTCGCAATTCAGTAGAGCAATACAACATGGACTATTTGGCTAGAGCGGACACGTACCTCAGAGCGAGGTTACCATTATTCGTGAAGGATGAGAATGTTCAAAACAATTTCATTCGAGGAATTAAAATGGGAATAGTGTGCGTGATAGGCGCGTACGCAGTTAGGCGTATTTTTAGTTCAGTAAGTAAGGACGAAGCCGTGGAGGACTTAACGTTCACCGCGCAGAGTCAGCGACCCAATAAGACGAGAGAGACGCGAAAGAGACGTAATGTCAAATTCGCACCAGGCTACGGGTTTGATGCCCAAGGCTCGGTTTGTGAGGTAGTAAACCTGATTTTCGATGGAAGGCACCATTGTTATGGGATACCGGTCAAAGAGAGGAAGGTTTTAGTATTTGCACATAGTCTGATATCGGATAAGGGACGTTACCCGCTTGGAACTACAGTGGAATTATCGTTGAATGGAGAGCGTTACGCGATAAAGTTGAGTGAGACAAACTTCACGGCAAGTTTTAAGCTTGACCAGGCCATCATTGATTTCGCGGGGACGAAGGTTCCACAGTTCAAGAACAATATGAATCGTTTCATCACAAGTGAGGAGTTAGGAGACATAGATCGTTTTAGAGTAGTGTTGAGATCACCGGAAGGACCAAAGTTCGCTGAAGCAAAATTGGGCATTAACCAGGCGTACTCAGGACACGGAGAAAGATTTGAGTTGGAAGAGTGCTGGAAATACCCGATTTCTACATCGCGAGGCGAATGTGGTTCTCCACTAATTGTGAACGAAGGGCCCCTTTGTGGAAAGATAATTGGAATGCATGTGGCAGGTAGCCCCAAAACAGCAGAAATGCACAATGGGGCATCAACGTTGTTGTTTAGAGAGGACATTGAAGAGATGTGCGCCAACGTGTTGAATGTAGACGAGATTAGATTGGCAGCGAAGAAGTGGGTTGAAGACTTCAATGTTGAGATAGATACATGCAGTTCGATATTAGCCGACAGAAAGGAAGCGGTGAAAGCTTGTTTGAAGAAGGGGATTAATGAATTGTTGGATGGACTAGTGATGCAAGGAGGTGACAACGACCCTAAGATGGATGCTTCAGCGTTGATGGAGTCAATCTTGAGAGTAGAAGGATTGTCGAAGTGCGAGATCAACGCGATAATGGATGCTGTCTTTTACCTGAACAAGAACAGAGGTAAGGTGTACACTGACGCGTTTCATGACTCATATCCAGTATTTGTTAAGAACATAGATCGAATGAAAGGAAAGCAGATTACCGAGGACCAGTGCGAGATGATCAAGAAGCAGTTCCGTGATAACTACAACCATATTGTGAGGCAGTTGGATGACGCCGAATATGCTGAGATTGCGGAGGCGATAATGAGACAGATGAAGGTTAGGTCTACGGTGATTGACAAGGTGTGTAAGGAACTGAGGAAGCCAGGAGTATCAGAGAAAGAGAAAGAGATTGAGGAGTACTTGTCAAATGAGATACATGTTGATTGGTATGCTGCGAAGTGTGCAGGGAGACTGTTTTTGAGGTTGAAAGAGGACCAGGACAAGTATGAGTATTTGGCGTCGATTGTTCCACACCAAAAGCTGGAAGAAGTCTGTGAGAGGCTGAAAGTTCCGTATCTGCAACCACAGAGCGGAGAAGTGTTAGAAGAATTCGCGAGGCTGCCCAACTGCCTGCGGATTGAAGAAGTTGATAAGTGCGAGAAGTTGTATTTGGGCCGGAAAACGAAGTTTTCTCCGTCATCCTTGTATGGACTAATGGATCTAAAACCAACCCGGACGTTACCAGTGTTAAGTAAGAGTGATCCAAGAGCAAATGGAGTTGACCCAGTTATGAATTCGATTAGGAATACGCTATCGACCACGCAGAATATTAGAGTAGATGAGGATATTTGTAGATCGGTGGAGGATTCCATGGTTGAATCGTATATGGAGAATTTGAAGTTTGTTGTCGGAAAGAGAGAGTTGACATTTGAAGAAGCGTGTAAGGGAATTCCAGGGGTGCTATCCTCGATCAAGATTGAGTCTAGCCCTGGTTATCCATTAGTGTTTGAGAGGAAGAAGAGAGGAAAGACTGACTTTATTTGGTTTGACGCGGAAGGAGAGTTTTGTTACGATAAGGACTTTAAGGAGAGAGTGCTGGAGTTCCACCGAAAGATGAATACAGGTGATACCGGCTTCCACACTTTTGTAGGGTACCTGAAGGATGAATTGATGTCTCCCGCGAAGATAGCTGAGGTCCGGACGAGAATGATTTATGCCAATGACCTGGTGGCGTTGGTTGCGTACAGGATGAGATATGGCTATATGTTAGCGGCGTTCAACAATTCGTTTGGCTGCACGTCGCCCGCAATAGGCATAAATCAGTATAGTTGGGACATGGAAAGAGTTTGGCAATATCTGGAACCGAGCGGGGATGACCTAGTTGATGGAGACTATAAAGGATTTGATCAGAGAGTCGTCGGTAGGGTTCAACGGTTAGTGTACTCAATTCTCAAGAGGATTGACGAAATTTGCGGAGGAAACCCAATCGCGTTTGATTCGCTGATTAAACACGAGACACAGTCGGCGGCACAGGTGGAATTCTTAAGATTTTGGACGTTCTTTAATCACATGAGTGGATGTTTTTGGACGACGATATTCAATTGCTTGCTAAATGAAGCGTACTTTCGAATACTGTTCATGGAGAGATTCCCAACGGAATATTTTGATGAATGTATTAGGATTGTAACGCTTGGAGACGACCACGTAGTGAAGATCAATAGGAAGCGAATTGAATGGAATCCACTCATGATTAAGGAGGACATGAAGAAACTGGGACAAGAGTATACGTCAGCTATAAAAGGAGAAGAATTAACGGAGAAGTACAAGAACTTTAACGAGATTCTGTTTTTGGGAGCCCACCCTAGGATTGTAGGCGGGTCATATTCAGGTGCGATGAAAAAGACGACCTTATATGACACGGTGCAGTACACGAGAGACAAGGGGTTATCATTGGATCAGGTAGTTACCCAGATGATTGAATCGGCTAGTCAGTGGGATGAAGAATTCTTTGAAAGTTATAAATGGCAGATAATGGTAAATTACAACACCAATTTACCAGTGTTCCAGAGATCATGGAGAGAGTTGCAGAGAGTTGTGGCGAATAGGACATCAAAGACAGGTTATATCTATACAGGAT